CAAAATAAAAAAACCACCGAAATGGTGGTTGGTACAGGCGTAAAAAAAGCCGCACTTGGCGGCTAGTTCTAGTTGCTTTGCTTTAGGCTAGGCAGACTTCAATAAGCGCAACTTGCGTTCGCAAGCCTCGCGTAAATGGTTGGTAATCGGTTCTTCTTTCTCAATAACTGGTGCATTGTTGTATGCTGATAAATCCCAAGTGTTATCAATTTTCTTGCCGTTAAATATAAAATCAACAAAGCCCTTGTCTAAAGCCTCTTGAGCATTAAGCCAAGTTTCAGCATCCATCATGGCTACAATTTCAGCTTCATCTAGGTTTGTTTTTTTCTTGTAGTCATTAACAATAGTTGCATCAATTTTTTCTAACAAGTCGGCTGTGTCGCGCATATCGTTTTTATTGCCATATGCCAGCGACCATGCGTTATGAATCATAAACATTGCGCCATCAGCAATATGCACTTCTTTTGCAGCTAAAGCCACGTAGGTTGCAGCACTAGCCGCTAGGCCATCAATGTACGCTGTAACGTTGCCATGACTAGCGATTGCGGATGCCATAGCACGACCTGAAAAAACATCACCGCCAGCACTATTAATATGCAAGCTAACTGGCTTGCCTTTTAATGCTGATAGTTCCTTATTAAAATCATTTGCACTTACGCCAAAATAGTCATCAATAATGTCGTAAAGATACATTTCTGCGCCATTATCTTTATTTTCAACTCGCAAGTTATTTACTGGCTTGTTAGCGTTATCACGTAATAATTTTAGTAATTGCATGGCAAATCCTTTTATTCTGTTGTTTCAGGAACTAAAGGCGGTTCGCCTAAGTTTTTAGGGTCATACAGCACATCACCGCCTTCAATCGGTGGTAAGTGTTTGGTTTTTCTTACTTCGTTTGGTGTCATCCAGCCAATACCTTGAGAACCGCCAATCGCTTGTCTTAGCGCTTCTGATTCTGCCTTGCTGTCACCTTTCAACAAGCCATCAAGATTAAATTCAATGTAGTAGCGTGAAGTGCGGAAAATCTTGCGGTTAATCTCGTCAGTGATTCGGTTTAAATATGGGTTTAGCGTGTACTTAACAAAGCCGATAGACATTTGTTCAACACCGCTACCCCATGAACTCGTAGTTTCTTGAGCGCCAATCATGTGAGGCGGTACGCCAAACGCTCTAGCAATATCAATCACTTGGTATTTGCGAGAATCTAGCAATTCAGCATCAGCACTTGTCATGCTTAATTCTGTTAGTTTTAAGCCTTCTGATAAAACCATAGGCTTACCGCTATTGTTTGTTCCAGCGTACTTATCGCTGTAAATTCTTCGAAGTTCATCCACTTGGTCAGGGCTTACTTTTTTATCTGAACTAATTAAATGCTTGGTCATTGCACCATTGGCAAAGAATGAGCCGCTATATTCATCAGTAGCTAATGCCACGCCAATAGATTGAAACGCTGCATTTTCTATGACTGATTGACTATGTACGCCATCAAAACCAAAGCCAGCAATGTGCAACATATCGTCTTGGTCAACGCCATAGTAACGCTCATACTCGTTTACATAATATTCAAGTCGGTCTAGGTTACGATGTACGCGCACCATGTTTGGGTGTAATGGGCGCATTTCAGTGACTACGCCAGCCGCATTGCGAATTAATACGATAAAAGCATCACCACGTAAGCAATTACATTTAATCACCCATTCCCACATACTAGCTGCTGTCCAGCGTTTGTGTGGCGATTCATTAAGCAAGTACCACAATGGCGAATCAATCTCTTTGCGGCCTTCTGCACTACGCTCATATATGTGTAATGGCAATGTAGCAACTGCACCAGCGATAAGGCGAACGCAAGCATACACAGCAGATACGCGCATGGCTGATTCTTCATTTACAGCATAGCCAGCAGCGTTACGATAACCGCCTAGCAAATCAATAATGCGTGAATCGCTACTTGTATATGTTTGATTTTTTACTTGCGGTTTAAATACATTCGCAATGCGCTGGATTAGTGTCATAGCGATACAAAGCCTTGTTCAATAGCATCTGATTCTTCAAAAGATTGAGGCATAACTCCAACTGCTTGCGCTAGTGCTTGCATACCGTCAATCCTTCCTGTTGATTTTTGTTTAGTAAATTTACGATTTCCAGCAGGGTCATTGACCGTTATTGCGTTTGCCGCGCACATTGTCAGCACTGGATGATTGCCATGCTTTAATTGTTTTTGTAACAGTTTGCTTTCAAGTTCGCGGATGGCTGGTGACATACTTACAAAGCCTTGACCAAACTCTACAAACTTGGCTAATTCTTCTTCGCTAAATCCTGCACGTTCCAAACATGGCTTTAGAAACTTCATGTTGTAGCGGTCAAAAGCTATATGTTGCACATCACATATATCAAATATGTCGCGCAACTCATGTGCGATAAAGTCATATTCAATACTGCGACCATGCGTAGTTAGTAAATGGCCTTCTTTAGCCCAAATATCGTATGGCACTCGGTCTGCGCGTGATTTTTCTGCTAGGCCATCTTGAGGCAACCAAAAGCGTGAATGAACATCACCATCATCACTGACTAAAACTAAAGCGGTTAAATCAGATACGCTAGAAAGGTCTAGGCCGCCCCATACACGCAAGCCTTCAAGTTCTTGCGGATAGTCGCCATTTTCTTGCCATACAGTGCGGCTTATAAACGGATTAGTAGCCTCTACGCGCTGGTTTGCAACTAAGTTTCTAAATGATGCTTCACGGCTAGGCATACGCTTTGCGTCACTCGCAGATTTAAGAACTTCTGCATGATTCATTAAATGCCAGTTCGGTTGCGCCTTTGCTAATACCTTTTCATCAAATGGGTCTGCATCCATTGGCACAGAATACAAAACACATTTAATTCGTGGGTCTGCGCCTGTCATAGCATCGTCAATGAGAACGCTAAGCAAATCTGCATCTGTTGGCGCTTGCGTACTAATTACAATACTTAAAGGCTCTTGCTGTGCGCCTGACGCTGTTTCTAGTGCTTCAAACAGTTCTGACCTATTGCCTTTTACTTGCCCTAATTCATCATGGATAACAAGCGTAGGGCTTAATCCGTAAGCAGTAGAGGCATCGGCAGACAATGCGCGATATAACGTGCCTAGTTCATTGCAATACAACTGTTTGGCTGTATCACGTATGCCAACATAAGCAGATAAGTCAGGCGATAACCTGACCATCTTTGCAGCTAAGCTAAATAAAATTGAGGCTTGGTCACGGCTTTGCGCTGCACTAAATAACTGTCCGTTGTGTATAGCTTCATAACCGACCAAGTGAAGCAGCACAATCATTGCACTAAGGCTGGTTTTGCCGTTCTTTCGTGGCAAGCTAATAATCACCATGCGAGTAGGTGAGCCATAAATTAACTCTAGCCACTCTTTTTGTGCAGGGCTTAACTTAACTGGTTGCCCTACTAAGCGACCATCAGGCACTCTTAAGTTTGATTCAATCCACTCTATGTTGCGTAGAGTTCTTGCCGAAAACTTAGGCATCATTCATGCTCAATCGTTTTTGGCAACTCCCATAGCTTTTTAGACTTAACTTGATTATTAAGTGACCTCGCTACCGTTTGCTGGTCAATCGCTTGTCGTGTAATTCTTAATCGTGTGGCAAGTGACGATGCCGCCCTGCTCTCACGTTCTGCCATTGCAAGTAATTTATCGTAACGCTTTAAGCCATCATCATCAGCAAGCCATGAACGGTCAAAGTTCATTAGCTCATCTGCTAACACGCGATTGTTTACAACGTGTCGGCAATACATTTCCAACATTGGCTTATGAACATCTGTAAATGAACTTGCTGGCTGGTCATTGACAACTTCAAGCCACACGCCACGCTCTGCATCTGACATTGTTAGACTTGGCTCGATTCTATTATCGCTAGATACAGATACCCCTCGCACCGATAATGATGCTGCGGATTGTCTGCCTCGTTTAGCCATTTTGTTTTAAGTCGTATTACCTTTTTTGGTTATGTTTATGAAAGAAAGTGTTCGATGCGATTTACATAAACTAAAGTTATATAGTTTTGAACCGCCCCCTGTATAAATCTACTGACTTAGCACAGTAAATGGCTCACAAACTCCTGCTGAATGCATTGCCGCAATCTCTAATGCTTTTAATGCTATATCTTTACCATCATCTGAATTGCTAATTAATGCAGTAATAGCACCTAGCGCATAATCAGAACCGCAACCAACAGAAGCATATCCATTTAATGATTGGCTAACTTGAAAGTCATCGTAAATTACATATATCTTATTTTTGTAAGCAACAATGAAAGTGCCGCCTATTTTTTCGTTCTCACGTATTTTGCTAAAACCGTTTGCCTCTAATGTGCTAATGACAGAATCAATGAAATCTGTACACATATAAGCATAATCATCTTGCTGTATTTTTTGTGATGGAATAGAAAGTTTGTATCTTAATATTTGGCCCATACGAAATGATGAAGTAAATCCAAATAACATATCGCCAATTTGAAATACTTTTGCGTCTGCTCTCTTAGTAACATCTAATCCAGATACTCCAGCAGAATCACCGCCAATGTAAGCAGTTCCGTTTAATTCTATTCCTACAATACAAGTCATAAATTATCCGTTAATTTATTATTTATATAGGCCATCCATCTAAACCTACTGTTACCTTCGGCTTATATGTGTATCCTTGCTCTGTTGCTGTCTTAATTAGATGATGCTCTACGCATAAGCCTTGAAGGTTTGAGTAGTCATCTGTTCCGCCTTGATGCAATGGCTTAATGTGGTCTACCTCTTCCGCTAGTGTTGTTCTGCCCTCTAACTGGCAATGAACACATAATGGGTTATTGCTTAATACTCTCTTGCGTATGTTCTGCCATGTTGTACCTGTTGTACGCTTATCATGGCTTCCGCATTTTCTA